ACACGATCCTTGTATTGCTCTAACTCAAATTCGATTGGTGTCTCGATGCTCACGACGCAATGCCTTCCTCTGTAGTGGTGTTGTACCAGCCCATATCCCTGACTTTATGTTGTTTTCTACAGCAAAGTCAAGACATTCTTTTTGCACCTTGCAAGTAAAGCAAACGGTTCGTGCTTCGGCGAGCTTGATATGGTTCGCACCTCTCTCATCCTCGTTAAGAAAGAACAGGTCTGGGCCTGCTCCTCGACACGCTGCTTCCTCCACGAAAGCGAACTGCTTATTGACCAGACTGTAGTAGTCCTCGGCTGCTGACATCTCTTCTCCCTCGTAATCATCTTGATATTCGTCTATAAATTCCAATGCCTTAGCCCGCCGTTCCTGTAGAGATATCGGGCAACAGCAAGGTTGCACCGCACATCAAACAGTACCGACAAATCACCGTACTGGGAAGCACATTCTTTAGAGGTCACGGTCTTCCACCCAGAATTTATCTGGACCAAGCCCCTATCTTGCGTTTTGTTTCGGTTCAGGGTTTTGTTGTGGGCCAGTGGGTTGCACCGGCTTTCGCGGTATGCGATGTACGAGAACGTTTCAACGGGCAGGCCGAACTCTGCGAACTGCCCCTCCCATTGGGGGCAACGCTTCGTTTTATCTGCCGGCACACCCTCCGGAACCACCTCAACTGGTAGCGCCAAAGCCTTCTCAGACAAGCGGAGAGCCTCCGAGAGAGGCGATGCTGACGGGTTCACAGGGTTGGCAGGGGCTTCAGCAGCTTTAACCATGCTGCCGAAGGTAATAATCCCTACTAGAGAAACGGCAAATAGCCGTATAAATAATCTCATCGGTCCTCCAAGACTAGCAAATTTTGTGGATTGCTTATGAAATAAGGGAAACCAGTTCCGCAAACTCATTCAATGTCATCAACACGATACCGTCACTACTGCCATCCGGCATAGCAATCATCGCGAAAGGTCTAATGTCACCCAACGCTTTCGATTCTTCAGATTGTAAACGAGCCTGATTGAAACGTGTAGCGATCGGACCCACCTGTGCACCGGCTTTAACTTCGACGCGGAACATCCCGCCCCAATGTTCTTCATGGCGAGTGCCCGCATTACCTGTCGCACTAAGGCCCAACTTCTTCCGAGCACGTCGAGCTTTGCTATCACCTTTAGTTCGTGAGCGTTTTCCGCGAGCAACAGGATCGTTACATCCTTTGACCCGTCGCTTACCGTCACGAGCTTCACGTCCAAGAGTTCCAAACTTAGGGCATCCATCGACTGTGCATTTTTCTTTGTTGCCTTCACAGTAATCCTTCCTGTTCTGTGTGACCGTCATAGCGGGTACAGGTCGTCTTCGTCCTGACCATCTGCCTCATACAACACGCAAAGATTCGCAGCGTGTTTGATTGCGTCCCTGTCATTCTCGTGATGTCCTTGCATGAACATAAGTGCTACCTCACGCCACTTCTGATACTCGTCGAACATCTTTTGGAATTCTTCGTTAGTGAAGAACACCTTAGATTTAGGTTTGATGGTGACCTGATCACCCGATATTGAGATGTCGAAGTCCATGACTACGCCTTCAAGATGGTGATGAGTTCAGAGATCTCTGACTTGGTCAGCTCTTCCAGCGATCCGATAACACGGCCCGATGAGTCTGATGCCATAGACAGTTGCTCTGCTTTGCTTGAGATACCTTTTCCGGAAGCCAAAGCCCTGAACATACCGATCTGTTTTGTTGTTGCCGGTGCGCCAGGTTCCTTGATCTGTGGTGTCCCGTTAGCCGGATGGTTTGCCTTGGATTCTGCTACCACTTCCTCAGCGGAGAACATATTGATAACCATTGCGACGGCTTCTTCTGTGGTTTTGAACTGAGGATTAAAATCGTCCATCACTTCAGGCTCTTCTTCTTTGGCAAACGTTTGCACGGTTTCTTTTGCTACAGCAAATGCTTGACGCAACGTTGGCATCTGTGATTCTCTAAGATCGGCAAGATCAACCTTCGCTGACTTTGCAACTCCTTCAGCTTCCAGACCAATGGCCTTACACGCATCGACGAAACGCTTGATGTTGTCCATTGACACCAGCGGATCGTTGTGTGTCGCTGATGCTTTAGATATTGATATTGACATATCTTTTAGTGGTATTGCAGGCTTGGCAACAGGGGTTGATGGGGTGTGCGATACATCTTCCCATTCCTGTTTCGTCCACAACGCGAGACATACACCGAAGCGCATCGCAGCGTTACGAATGAAGTCTGAGATCAACTCTTTGAGTAGGTCAGGTTTGTTGTGCATGACTGAGCCAACACCCAAGCGACGTACGCCGAGGATGGTTAGCCAGCCTGCCATGTGTGCCATGCCGTTCTCAACACGGTAAGCCGGCAATCCGTTTGCGTCAAATGCGGTTGGCTCCCATGTCCATTCAGCGTCAATCTCGATCAACATTTTGGTGACATCAGCGTGACCTACGAAGTCAAGCTGCATCCCACCTTTAGGTAGTTTGCCCACGATCTTCGGATCAGGCACACCATACTTGCCAATGATTTCTTCTAGTTTCATTACTTTGCTCCTTCGCAGTAATTGATTATTTGTTGTTTGAATTCATCCCATGTGTCGCTGTCAACCCACGATCCGTCAAGCGGATTCAGTTTGCTGAACAGTTCGTAACACGCCATATCTAAACCCTCAGCCTGGGCCACCAAGTTCTCTGCCTCACGGACAAGATCACCAGACAACTCATGCAATTTGAGTGTTGCCATTATCAACTGTTTCTCATCCATTACTTCGCCTCCTTAGCGATGATCCGCATGGTGCGGAAGGTTGTTGTTTTCCTAAACTTCTCTGCCAATGCAGGATGTTCAGCCTCAAACTTCTTGGTATCAAACGATGTTCGCTTGCTGTTCTTCCACGATACGACCTGTGTTCCGTCAATCGCGCCATACTCAGCGTCCTGCAACAGCATTGCCAACTCGCCCTTGATCAAATCCTCAACCAGTTCGGCTTGACGTTTGTCTTCACGAGCCTGCGCTAAACGCTCTAGACTCGCGTACACCTCATGGCCGAGTACGACTGTGTTTCCGTAACCTTCGGGGTAGAGCGAAGCGGCGTTGTCATAGGTGGGATCAGCTATGTCAGGCATCATTCCCATGTCGATGAACCCCAAGAATTTGCGGGCTGCCTCAATGTGGATTTGTTTCTCGTCACTGCTCACGGTCTGTGTATGGAACTGAAGTTGCAGGTCGCTGTCAAATATGATCCAGTTGATTTCGTGACTACCTGTGCATATCGCTTGGTGAACTCCCTGCCAGTACCAGGTTCGGGAAAGTTGTCCCGTCCAACGCTTGTTATAGGTTTTGAGTTCATAAAACTTGCCACTGATTGAGCGACCGTCCATCGTTGCCAACAGGCGGACACCAGGTTCCTCATAGCAATACAGTTCTGATGGTTCGCTGATGGTTTCTTTAAGGATTTCTCCTGCCCAACCCATGAGTGGGGCTTCAAGGATTGTGCCTCGACGCATCGCATCGTTCTGTTCTTTTGGTACAGGGGGTGTGTCTGCCAAAAGTTCTACCGCATAGTCAGCCGGTGTGGTGTATTTGTGTTCTCCGTGGATCGCTGCAGCTTGTGAGCCGGTGATCCGTTTCTCTAATGCTTCATTCCAGAACCGCTGGTTCAGCCATGCCTGACTGCTGTGTGGTTCCTTTGGGACTGTATATATTTTCTGCATTATTCCTCCTATGGTTTGTGCAGGTATTTCTAATCTATGGGTGTTACATAGTTAAAGTCAAGTCAATCGCTTTCATGTCTCTAACCATTGCGACAGGGATATGTATAGCGTGGATGCCTTCTTCTTTGCAAATCGTTTGCCATACGGTGACGTGCTTCTCTTTGGAACCTGGTTCCCCGATTGGGATTAGGAAGCCTACGGTGTCAACGAGACATTCACCATCGTCCTCGTAATCTTCCATGTTCAACCAGCCACCTTCGGACAGATGGGTGTCAGCCCATAGGACGTAGACGACGGTTCTATTCTTCAAAGTCATCGGGCTTTTCTCCACATTCGGGCGGGCGGGGGATCACCCCACGATATACGCATGGGCATAAACGTGCGTCTTTCATAGGACTTCTAGGTCTGACCAGTTCCGTTTGTCATGGCGACCAACGAGCAGAGTGAGTGTGCCTGGGGTTGACCAAATACCTTTAGAGTCAGCGAACCATTTTGATCCGCCGTCCATTGACGGGCATTGGATACGGGTGTATGCACCATGATCGGTGACTTGCAGGTGATGTTTGTGTGCTGTGATCCACAGGTCAGGTTCGCGTCCCTCTTCACGCAAAATCATTATCGACTGTGCATTGAGCCAATCGTTTTCTTTGCCGGTGATCTTGTGGCCGTGAGCGAACGCAACCTTCACATCAGATAGCACTTTGGTTGTGACCATCTCATCGTGTGGGATTGTCCATTCAAGGTTCGGTATCTGGTGATCCAAGATTCGGAACAACATATCCATCAGGAACCCACCAGCGTTATCTGAATCTGAAGTAACGGATTTGCCGTTGCGTCGCATCCATTCGCCGTGGTTGCATAGTGTGCCAATGATTTCCATGACATCAACCATTGACGCAAGGGTGGTGATCCCTTTGCTGAACAGGTCTGCACCGAGCAACAACTGCTCACGCTGTGTCAGTTCGACAGTGAACAACTGGCTGGCATAGTTGCCGTCGCATCCCTCAAACGGATCACCCATGTTTACAAGTGCAGCACTCTCAATGTTCCTACCCTTACGGCGAAGGTCATGGAGTTGTTGAACTGTTTTCTCCAATGATTCCAATACCCGTTCAACGGTTGCCTCTACTCCACCGCCAGCAGATTTGCCGAGCTGCAAGTCAGCCCAGTTCACTACGAACGTGGATGGTGGTTCCTCGGATGGTTTAGGCACAGCACGTTTCGGTTGCTTCCAGCCGGCTACACGCTTACGCAACGCCTCAATGTCTTGATCCGGCAGCACCCGTGAAGTTCTGCGACGGAACCTTGCACGATACGAATACAGCCAAGCAATGTCTCGGTCACCGTTCTCTAAACGCTTAGAGGTTTGCCATTTAGACATTCGTACTGTGTCATCAACAACTTCAAACACGGCAGGGTCCAAACCGAAACCAACCAGCACAGATGTCCAGTCAGTTGTAATCGGTGTAGGTAACACTCCAGTGGATATCTCTCCGCCTTCAGGGGTTATCTCCGCCCATGCGCGTTGGTTCTCCGGCGGTTGAGATTGCTCTTCTAATTCATCCCTTAATGACATGAGCGAATTCCCCTCGTCGGTACTTGTTTATTGAAGCTGCATCCAAGTCTATTCCTCGCCTCTCCAATACCCTGCTGATTGCGGGAGCAGGGACAAGGTAATCGTCTAACGCTTCGACAAGTTCTTTGCGATCTGCTTCGTCCATCCCGTCCAGCACACGTTTAATCTTTGGGATGCGTCCCGATTGGACAGTTCTTTCGGATCGTATTTCACTTAGCAGACTTTGCTTTGCGGGCTTGCTCAATTCTTGCTCCCTCTATGAGTTTGTTTATCTTCTCGATAACTTCCCATAGCGCGTCAGCTTGATCCCTCCCAGGATTAGATTTCAAGAGACAGTCACGCACCAAAGTTAACTCAACGGTAGTTAATCCTTTTGCCATTTGCAAGCACCTTTCTTTGGGTGACTTACCCTAGTGCTTGGTGATGTGTTCCGTCAAACGGTCAGAAACCTTATCCACCTTGTCTTCGGTGCGGTCTTGTGCGCGTCGCATCAGACGCAACATAGCCATAACGGTGTCGTGATCCCTTTTGTTTTCTGCCTTGAAACGCTGTAGCACAATGGCTACGAGAGAAAAAGTACCGCCAATACAAGCAACCCAAATAGAGGCAAGCCCAGTATCCACATCAGACTGCTTTGCTCGCAAGCCAGTCAAGGAC